GTGCTTTGCAGCGCTTGCGTTGTCACCTTCAACAGCGAACTTAACTGCGCCGTTTACATTGAGAAGGGTTACATCGTTGAGGATGGGAGCATACTCCTTAGCCTTGCTGATGATGTCAGCCTGAATTTCCTCGGGTACGATAGCATCTGCGTTTGCAAGGGTTGAATAAGCTGCTCTCTCCTCTTCATTGAGAGTTCCCTGAAGATTCTTGAGCCAAAGATTCCTGTATTCCATAACTTTTTCCTCTTTTCTTTCTTCGTGCTTTTCCACGATTTTGTCGGGCTCTACTGAGCCGTTGTTAAGTGCTTCTGCATCTGCCTTGCGCTGCTCAAGAGCTTCAAGCTCTGCTTTGCGCTCAAGGAGTGCTCTTTTTTCCTCCGTAGCCTTGTTGACTGCTTCAACATCTTCGGAGTTTCTGACCTCTTCCTCGAGTTCAGCGAGTCTTGCGACTACTTCTTCGAGAGTCATGTTTGAAAGATCCATCACATTACCTCCAAAAAATTGAATTTTGCTTTTGCAAGTTCCAGCTGTCTCTGCTCTTCAAGTCTCTCCGCTTTTTCCATCTCGATCACTCCGTCAATGTAGGAACGAGCTGATACTGCTGATATATCTGTACCGGGGTTGGCCGGAATAGATACTGCTGATACATCGTAGATCTTCTTGAATCTCTGGATCGTGCGAGTATGGGTTTTCTTGTCATAAGCATCGGCATCTACCGTAAATGCAAATGACATCTGATCCACAAGGCCTGCTTTGATAGCCTCGTAGAGTTCTCTACTCTGTGTAGTCTTTGAAAGATCTGCCTCAACATAAAGACCATGATCATCCACATTGCAGATTAAGGTCTGATTCTTCATCCTTGCGTAGACCATGCCTTCATGGTTATACAGGAATATGACATCGCTCATGTCTGCTCCTACAAATGCATCTCTGTCTACACGCTCGAAATATTTGATTCCTTCGTACTCATACAGCTGATAGGGCTCAAAGGTCGAGGCGTAGCCTCTGACTTTGTAATCTTCTTCTACTGTGTCGAGATTGAATGTTCTATACTCGCGATCATTCTTTATCATCGTCATCCTCCTTGTCTTTTTCGTCATCATCGCCTTCCGCGAATCTCGGATCATTTATTGCTGCCGCATCAAGTCTACGGATAGGAACATCTCCACCCTCAATATGAGGAAGGTTGAACAGAGCTCTCCATTCATCTATGGTCATTCCGCCATAAAGAACTACAGTGCTGAACAGCTGAATCTTTCTATCAAGCGTTACGAATGCGAACTGATCAACCTGGTAGATTACTCTATGTTCATCATCAGCTTTATTTCCGTAGATCTTGGATGTCAGCTCTCTGCTGAGTGCCACAAGGAAAGGCTCAATTCTCATGGTATAGAAGTTCTCGAACTGTTCCTTTTTGACATTTCCCATGATAATGGAATCATTTATTCCGAAATACCGGTAAATGTCCTCCCTGATCTGCTGCATCTGCTCCGCTGTAGCGGTTGACGGATTCATATTGATCGGGGTAAATTCCTGAGTGCTGTCGAGAGCTGCAATTCCTCCGCTATTCTCAAGATTCAAGTAGTCAGTTACGAAATCCTCTTTCTGCTTTCTGATAGCATCCGGAGCGAGCATTGCTTTTGTGCTTTTCAGTATTCCTCTTAGATTGGCAGTGGCCTTAATGGAGTTTGCAAGGCCCTGATTTGCTACAGAAAGAAGCTGTAGAGTTTCAACAATGGCTCCGTTATCATCTCCGCTTATGTCTGACTTGAAGTAATCCTTTCTGATTACCGCAAGATCATCCCAGGGAAGTGTTAAGCTTTCCGGATCTCCCGAAAAATAGAATTTTAAAAACAGCCCATTGTTATACTCGAGCGCCTCGAAATACGAATAAGGCACCGGGTAGAGCCCGATGACCTTATTCCTTAAATCCCTCTCGATGTAAATGAAAGCCACATTCAGAATCTCAAGCCTTGTACGAACCTTCTGCAGAAAGTCTTTGCCATTCATATACATATTCGGTCTCATATTGAGCATTCGCTCGAGATCCTTATCCATGCACTTGGCTTCTGCTTTGGAAGAAAGTTCTGCAAGTGGTCTGACACAAGATCTGACTGTTGCGGAGTTATAGATATCAGTTCCAAAAGCTGTAAAGACAGCCTGATAAGCTCCGAACTCCTTCCATTTCTTCATCGTTGCTTTTTTGAGCGGTCTGAAAAATTCTAAAAAACCCATTTGTTTACCTCAAATACGGTAGATACTCTTCTTCGTGTTTGCAGTAGCCTACAAACGCATTCAGGAGAGATACCATTCCATCTATTCGGCGTTGACTTTGTATTTTTACCGGCTGAATCGATTCGATTCCGTCAGCGTTTAAACTTTTCTTTGCGGTGTTGCAAAGGCACCATCTTAAGATCGGGTTGTTCTGGTATACCATCATATGTTCCTGAAGAACTCCTTCGAGTCTCTTCATCGGGTATGACCATGTAAACGGACCTTGTGCGATCTTCTCCATCTCGTAGCCATGCTCAATCATTTCTTCCTGCCAGTATCCGGCAAGAGCTCGGTCATAGCATATCCACAGCGGTCTGATGTCGTACTTAAGGACCATCGTGTCAAACCATTCCGTTACTTTGTGATAGTCTACAGATGCTCCTTCGCATATGGTCAGCCAGTCATTTTTGGCCCATAATTTGTACGGAGCTTCCTGCGCTCCGGATATTTCGACTGCATCCGCCTTCGCTTCCGGGATAAAATATCTTTGTAAAACATATATAACCGGATCGTTAGGCTTCTGGATGATAAGTGTTGCGCAAGTAAGATCCAGTGTACTCGAGAGATCACATCCGCCTATTGCGTAAGAATGTGATAAATACTCCATGTCTGCGACATTCTCATTTATGATCGTTGACATCGGAAGCCATGAGCTGACTTCGTTCTGTTTCATGTCGAAATCTTTTACAAGAAGTGTCGGTAGATAAGAGCTGTCATTCTTTGCTCTTTCCACATCATCAGCAAGCTGAACATAGGATTTGATAGTGCCTAATCCCGGATTTGCTTTCATCCATTTTGTGGGATCCATCCATTCATCAACATCGTCAAGCTTGTAGATTACCGGAAGAAGGCGGTCATCCTGGATAACTCCCTTCGCTACGCCTGCTGCGTAGTCATGGAGAGAATCATACAATCCTTCACGCCTGAAGCCTGATGTAGTGATACATCCTATGAGCGGTTGCTTTCTTGCTTTCATACCCTGTCTGAGAACATCATACATATTGCGGTCTTTCTGCTCATGTATTTCATCCAGGGCGGCAAAGTGTATATTCAGACCATCCAAAGACTTTGACTCATTCGGCAAAGGCTTCATGATGGATCTTGTCATCTTAAAACTTAATCCTTCGCGAGTGCTCTTGATCAGCGCTCTTAAATCTTCATTCTGATCAACAATATTCTTCGCGACATTGTATATAATCTTCGCTTGGTCTAATTTTGTAGCTGCAGAGTAAATCTCAGCTCCGGCTTCTCCGTCAGCTGTCATCATATAGACTGCGATACATCCGGAAAGAAAACTCTTTCCGTGTTTACGAGGTACCTCAAAGAAATATTCTCTGAATCGCCTTCTGTTCGTACCTTTTTCGAGCCATCCGAACAGAGCTTGTATAAAAGCCTTCTGAAAAAGCTCAAGGTGCACATACTCTCCAGCGTGTTCACCTTGATAATGTTTGCAATAACCTTCGATGAAGTTGATTACATATTCGCCCTGCTCTTCAGAGAAGTAATACTGGAATCCCTTCGGAGGTCTGTTCATTTCTCTGACAAGGCGCTGATAAATTGACTTAACCTCTTCGCAGGCTATGCCCTTTTTACCGGATATGCTTTTATAATATTCTTTGACATAGTTCATCTGACCTCGATAGGCTTACCGCCTGCCACAAGTTTTGCAAGATTCTCTCCGGCTTTCGTAATCTTTTCTTCTTTGTCGGGAAGCATCTTGTCGAGCTTGTCGAGAGTGTTAAGCATCAACTTGTATTTATCGTTGTAAACCTTGCTCCAGGGATTCTCTCTGTCAATGGAATAGTTCCCCTGACTCATCGGAGTAATCAAGCCTTCATCTTCGATGTGCTTTTTGCACTCGTCCATCATCTCAAGAACATCGGCAAGCCTCGAAATAAGTTCTTCGGCCT